ACCCAGTTTTGGTTTAAATCGTGCTCTGGCAGGTGGACTGCCTTATGGCAGACAGGTACTGGTTTGGGGATCAAAGTCCTCTGCAAAGTCCTCTCTATGCCTTCAGATGATAGGTCTAGCACAGAAGGAAGGTAAGGTTTGTGCTTGGATTGATGCAGAAATGTCATACGATAAGGTTTGGGCAGAACGCCTTGGGGTAGACTCATCTAAACTTATTTACTCTCAGGCACGTACAATTAATGAAATGGTGGACGTAGGGACAAATCTTATCAATGCTGGTGTTGATATTGTAGTTATTGATTCAATTACTTCTCTACTCCCTGCAATTTACTTTGAAAAAGATTCAGATGAACTAAAGCAACTAGAGAATACAAAGCAGATTGGTGCTGAGTCTCGTGACTTTAGTAATGCTTGGAAGATGATTAACTACGCTAATAATAAGGTTAAGCCAACACTATTTGTATTGATTTCTCAATCACGCAATAACATTAATGCAATGTATACAAGTCAGCAACCAACAGGTGGGCAGGCTACAAAATTTTACTCGTCAACAGTCATTAAACTGTTCTCATCAGAGTCTGACAATCAAGCCATTAAAGGTAAGATAAAGATTGGTGATAAGTTGATTGAAGAAAAGATTGGTAGAAAGATTCGTTGGGAACTGCAGTTCTCTAAAACTTCTCCAGGATTTCAGTCAGGCGAGTATGACTTTTATTTTAGAGGAGATGAAATTGGAATTGACTCTATTGGAGATCTTGTAGATACGGCAGAAGCATCGGGACTTGTAAACAGAACTGGTGCTTGGTATCAACTTGATGATGGAACAAAAGTACAGGGTAGAGACGGATTTATTAATCGTGTTAAAGAAGATCTTGAATTACAAGAGTCATTAAAGAAAAAACTTTCAGATGGCTGAAAAAGAATTTAAGGTATTTGAAGGCAAGTTTCCCTGCAAGAAATGTCAAGAAGAGGTTACATCTCTAAGGCTTTGGATTAGTTCAGGTGATGCTACTTGGATGTGTAGTAAGAAACACGTATCAAAGGTAGAACTTATGCCACAAAAAAAGAAGAAAGCAGACTTTTAATATGAGTGAGCGTTCTGAATCTAAACGTATAGGTGCTAAACAGCATAAAAACTCTGGAAGAAATAATACAAAGGGGGATGCTTCTTGGCATAACTTTGTTGTTGATTTTAAAGAGTGCTCAAAGTCTTTTACTTTGAATCAAGATGTGTGGGCTAAGGCTGTTACTGATGCACTTAAAAAGAGTATGGATCCAGCCTTGATCATTGTTCTTGGCGAGGGGACACAGAAAGTTAGACTTGCTATAATTGAACTAGATATGTTAGAACAGTTAGTAGAAGGAGAATAAAATGACAGAAGGTACAGGACAAACAACACTAGATATGGTTAATGGTTTGGCAGAGATTGCTGAATTTATGGAAGACGAAGAGTTAACTATAGCACTTACGATGATTGCTAAGTTAATCATTAAGCCAGACATTCCTATGCCAGTGGCAGCAATTGAGATTGTTAGACTTCAGGCAATTGCAGGAAAGTTAGCGTTAAAGGCTACTTGGATGGCAAATGTTGACAAGAATAATCGGGCAAAGAAAAACATTTATTACACAGCAGCAGAAGCAGTAAACAACTTGGTCTCAGCATTAAAATACATAATGCGCTAACCTGGTATACTTATATAAACAAAGGATGAATATGACTAAGAATTTACTACAATCTGTAATGCTTAAACCTGCAATGAAAAAGAATAATATTCTTGATAGTGATGCTTTAATTGAAAAAATTAAGCATGGGTATATTATTAATCGTGGACCAAAGCAAACACAAAAGAAAACTTTTGCCCCGTCTACAATTGCATACTCACACGGAGAGTGCCCTAGGTATTGGTATCTAGCATTTGACGGTCAGATGTTTGAAGATAATGCAGATGCTTACGGAGCAGCAAACATGACTGCTGGAACCTTGTCTCACGCAAGAATTCAAAACGCTATGATGAATGCTGGCATTGTTAAGATTTATCGTGATGACAATAATGAAGAGACTACTGAATTTAAAATTCGTCATGATGATCCACCTATCTTTGGATATGGTGATGTTATGCTTGATTGGGAAGGCGAAGAGATTGTTGGCGAAATCAAGACAATGCTTAACGAAGGTTTTGAGTATCGCAAAAACTCTATGAAGCCAAAGACTGGTCACTTAATTCAGTTGCTTATCTATATGAAAATCCTTGGTAAGAAAAAGGGTGTTCTTATTTATGAAAACAAAAATAACCATGAACTACTTATTCTGCCAGTTGAGGTAGATGATAACTATCGTGAATGGATTGATAACGCATTTCAATGGATGCGTGAAGTTCGCAAAGCCTGGGAAGCCAGAACTCTTCCTACTAAAAACTACCGATCTAATTCTAAAATTTGCAAGACATGTCCAATTCAAAAGGCTTGTTCAGATGCTGGAGAAGGCGTAGTTAAAATTAAATCAATGGAGAAGTTAGTTGAAACTATGTAGTAGATGCGATGCCTACTTTGATCCTAAAGTAAGTTATCAGATATATTGCGGTAATACTTGTAGAGATGAGGCTACAAGAGAAAAGATTGCCGAAAGATATCATCTAACACGAAGTCAAAGACGAATTGGTAAGATAAGAAAGTGCCTTGGTGGATGCGGAGTTTCTTTATCAATATATAATGAGTCTGGATTCTGCTCTAATTGTAATATAAGTGAAAAAGAAGTAGCAAAGATGATTAAAGAATTGAAGGGATTTATTGAGTATGAGCAAGAATAAATGGGGACTAGAGTTACTTCCAGAACGTATCTGTGCTATTGATGCTAGCACTAAAAGTCTTGCCTACGCAACATTCCATGATGGACAACTTAAAGAAGTTGGTAAGATTAACTTTGATGGTAAAGATATTTATGAGAAAGTTATTGATGCTGGTAAAAAATCTAAGGGAATGTTTGATCATATTATAAATGTAGATGCTATTGTTATTGAGCATACAGTGTTTATGAATAGCCCAAAAACTGCTGCAGACCTTGCATTAGTACAGGGTGCTTTGTTGGGTGCAGCAGGTCAGTCTGGAATCAATACTATTGGAAAAGTTTCTCCAATCACATGGCAAAACTTTATTGGCAATAAAAAGATTTCTAAAGATGAAAAACTTTTTTTAAGATCTAAAAATCCAGATAAGTCAGAGGCTTGGCATAAGGCTAATGAAAGAGAATTAAGAAAACAAAGAACTATAAACTTTATTAATCTTCAGTATGATAGGGTTATTACTGATAACGATGTTGCTGATGCTTGCGGTATTGGGCATTGGGCTATAAAGAACTGGGCAAAGGCTATTGGCAATGAATAGCGATGTTAAAAAGGCTGCTTTTCTAGAGCACCTGTTGTTGATGGGGGCTATTGAAATGGACGGTATTGACGGTGATACTGGAGAAATGCTATACTCTATTACGGACAAGTTAGAAGAGGTATCGCCACGTATGTTTGAGATGTTGTCAGAAGACTTTAATTCAAAAATGTATGAGATGATCTACACAGGTCCAAAAGTAATGAAGTGGAAATTTGATTCGGAGTTTTTTGATGGCTAAATTATACACAAACGAAGTTTGGCTTCGCAAAAGATACCTTGTAGATAAGAAATCTCCAGAAGAAATTGCAAAAGAATGTGGGGCAAGCATAGAAACTATTTATGTATACCTTGCTAAATTCGGACTAAGGAAGTCAAGACGATGAATAAAATGCAAAAAATAGTTATTGGTTTGGGTATTGCTGGAGCAGTAGGACTAACCTATGTCATAACAGCGTTAAAAGGTTTGCCAGAAGCATTTGAATGGGAAGAGGATGAAGAAGATGAGTGACAATCTAAATATTACGGTAGATCAAGTAAACCATCCAGCACACTACACTACCGACCCATCTGGTGTTGAGTGCATTCAGATTACTCGCCATCGCAATTTTAATGTTGGTAATGCCTTTAAGTATTTGTGGAGAGCAGGACTTAAGGATGAGTCTAAAACCATTCAAGACTTAGAGAAAGCAATTTTCTATATCAAAGATGAAATTAATAGACTAGAGGGAAAATATGTCAACTGAAGATGATCTAGTAAAACATCTTGATCAAGTCAACATTGTTGTCAGTGAGTACTTAAAAGGTAATGACCCTACAGTTATTTCAAAAGAACTAGACATTCCACGAACTCGTGTTGTCTCTTTAATTAATGAGTGGAAGGTCATGGCTTCTGCTAATGATGCTATTCGTGCCCGTGCAAAAGAAGCACTTGCTGCAATGGATGCACACTATGCAAGGCTAATTGGAAAGTCTTATGAAGTTATTGATGAAGCCTCTATGACTAATAACCTTAGTGCAAAAACTGCAGCAATTAAACTTGTTATGGATATTGAGTCTAAAAGAATTGATATGCTACAAAAGGCGGG